CATATCTTTCTAGTGCCTTATCTAAATTTTCTAATTGTCTTTCTGCCCTATCAATTACTTTTTGTTCTGATGTAATTCTACTGTTTATTCTATCAAGTTTTACTGTTAATTGAGAAGTATTTGTACCAGCATCAATATGTGATTTAGATAGATATCCAAATATACCCATAGATGTGATAAACATTAATACAACAACTGCAGTTGTGAGATAATACTTTAGTACCTTTGGTACTGTTTTCCAGTTTTGATATAACCAAGATGCAGTTATCAGTTTACCTATCTCAAGAACGACACCCATTATTGCGATTGATAGTGCAGATGCAGAAAAGATTGCCATCAATCCTACGATACTATAAAACGCCGCAACCGCACTTATTGCCAGTGCGATGAACAAAGTTACTAGAGCTAAAAACATTAGTGTATAAACTTTTTATATTTTTTAGATATTTTTTCTGCAGTGTTTAACCAGAAGAGTTTCCAATCTTCTGATTTACACTCATCGTGTGCTTTGTAGCAATTATCTAAAAGTCTATGTACTATTCTTTGGTCCATTTTCACAAACTTGTTTAAATAATATATAAGGTTTACCAACTGGTGGAATTAATGGTATAGATTCTGCAGTAGGGTCTACTTCTTGTTTACCTACATACTCCCATTCACATGGACCATACATTCGTTCCATCTTTTTTTTGTGTGCAAAAAACTCTGATTCATCATATACAAATAATGATGAAACTATTGAAAAAAATATACTAACTATTGATAAAATTTCCATTTTAATATCCTATTATGTTTTTGTTTACAAGAGGTTTACCTTCTCTGTAATCGTGTTTAAAATAATCAATCATTTGTTCAAGGACAAACTGTTGGTCTTCAGTACCATACTGTAAAGTATCTTTGTGTATGGACTCTAACCACTTCATTACACCCTTATGATTCAAATGACCTACACCAGCTTTCACTCCAATCATATACAACTCCCTGGTGGGTAATCACCATTCTCTTCAGGAGACTTACCATGTTTTAAATAATAATCTCGGGCTTTTCTAATATTTGCACCGTGATGATTTTGCATCTCACACCATTTCTTGATGTAAGAATTCTCTGGGTCTAACCGAAGAACTTCTTTTACTAGCGTTTCTTGGATACGCCAATCCCATGCTTGTTTTGTACTCTGCATATATCCTCATTGTTTAATATTATTATTATTTAGAGTATAACATACTTTTCAGTAAAGTCAATGCTACTCAACCAATAACGAACCCTTTAATCTACAACCTTCTCTGGGTCCTGCTATGATTCTTCTATGTACAGGTTTATCTTCATATTCACCTACAAAGTCACCTGGAAAAATACCAGTTTCTAGATAATATTTTAACCATCTAATATAACCTCTTGCATTAAGAGCTTTAGACTTTTCTTTAAATTTTATCTTTGTTTCTACACCATGTCTTCTAGATGCTCTTTCAGATTCAGATGCGATATCTTTTTGTGTTTTAATCCACTGTTTTACTTTCGCAAATGACATTGGTGCATCATCAGGTAAAGATAAAACATCTGGACATATGTTCTTATATTGTGGTGGATTCTCTTTGAATCTCTTTTCTCTCGCCTTCGCAAGTATTTTAACTCTAGCCTCTTTTTGTTCTTGAGTTAGTTTCTTTCTGGCCATATAACCTCTCTAGTTGTTTATTATATTATAACAGGTATTTTTTGAAAGTCAATGCTGACTATTTTTGGGATAACATCTTTTTCATTCTTAATTGATTTTCAATCCATTGTTTTGCTAAATAATTATTTACTTTTTTCTTTGTTAGTTTTCTAACTCTTTTGAATACTTTATTAAATACATCTTCTTTTGCATTATCATTATCAACAATAATAAAGTTTGTACTACCAAACATATTCTGAAACTTACCTATATTCGCTTGTACTCTATTCCAATATGTTTTGACTATATCTAAAGGTAATTTTCTACTTCTCGCATTATTTCTTTCTATCGCAGTATCTAGTGAAGTATTCACAAATATCATATAAGTATCGTAACCAAGTTGTTGTAATCTACCTTGCTGTGATTTAATTTTATCATATTCTGCACCAGTACCATCTATGATTAAACCTAATCTACCAGCGATAAAATTACCTTGCATTCTATCTGTAATTTCTTTTGCTTTTTTTCTTATTACATCTCTTTCTAAACTTTTTTCTGGACTCATATCTCTAAAATCCATGTTAAAGTCTGCATCTTTAAGTAATTTTTCAAATGCAGTATCAGAGTTCACAATCTTTAAACCAAGACCACCAGTGGCTCGTCTAACAACAAATGACTTACCACTGCCTGGTCCTCCAGCAAGAAAAAACGCTTTGAAAATATTAGGGTCGTATACCCCTTCAATTAATTGCTTGTAACTTTTCATTTTCTTCCGTTTGCGTTAAGAATCTCTTCGTGGTTTCTTTGTTTAACTCAATATATTTATTCATATCTGTAATGGTTGCTGCTCTTCTCTCTTGTTTTTGAAAGTTGAATTGTCTTAATTTTTTTGAGTTCTTATTACGCATGTTTATATCCTTTCGTGAATCAATCATAACTTTTTAGTAGCTCCTCTACCTTTAGGCATTTTAGGAAGTGCATCTGGATAACCATCTTTGATACTATCTTTTACTATTGTCATGCCAATTCTATGTTTTCTGTCACCACCTTCTGAAAAGAAGTGATGTAGTTCTGTTATCATATAATTACCAGATAATTTTTCATCATAAAATTTTTCATGTGTCTGGTTTTTAGGAATTTTTAATGTAATAATTTGACCTACTTCTAACACAGTATTACCCACAACTTCTAAAAAATGTTTTACACCATTATTCAAAAGTGCTATTTTTGAAAACCTATTTAATATGTCTTCTTTTGGATTTGTTTTTCCATAGGGTGTTCTATGATTTGGATATGTAGAAGTGGCAAAAATGTTGCCGTCAGCAGATGTTGATTGTACTGTCAGATTGGCATCAGAAAAATCAGATATTTTATTATTATCTTCGTCTAATATACTGTTTACAGGAAACAATGGGTGTCCTTTACTTCCACCAAGATTCTCGATATCAACTTTTTTGTCAAACTCATCTTTGTATGAAAATGTTTTCACACTAAAGTTTTTGTTGTATATATCATGAACAATCATTTTTGATGAATAAATTCCCAACTTGGTGTTAGTTAATATATCATTATTACTTATTATTTCATTCTTTTCTACCTGATGAAGATTCGCCATCATAGGATTTACTTTACCATCTTGATAATCACCACCTTCACCTACAACAAAAGAAAATACAGAACCTTGTTCAAATAAACTTTCTAAAGTTCTAAAATTATATGATTTTGTTGTTTCATAAAAAAGATATGATGATGTATTATTTTTTGAGAATGACCTTTGTGCAATCATATTAATTGCAGCGAATGGATGCATATTAGGTACTATAAGAGAATGACCACCTACTGTATCTTCTAAATTTAATTGTTTTTTTGAATTCAGATAATTTTTATCTCTGAATATTTTTTCTACCATTTCTGAATATGCACCAGTATAACTTTGTGATACTCTTTTCCTAAGGTTAGAAAACATTTCATTTGTTGTTAATGATAATGAAATTAAACTTGCTTGTTGTATATCAACTTTTTGTAAAATTTTATATACAACAAAAACATGCTTTCTAAAATTGATTGAAGCAGAGTTAGTTGATTCAGGTGTTTCTATTTCTAGTTTGACATATTCGTTACCAACTATTGGAAAAAATGTAATTGCATCTTTATCGTCAGTAAAAGATATATTTGCATTGATACTATTTGACATCAAATTTTCGTAGATATTTACTTCTACTAAAGTTTGTGTTAAGTCAAATTTGTTTCCGCTGTGAGTGATAAGTTCACACTTCTTAATATTAAACTCACCAGCATATTGTATTTTTGTTGATTGAACCATTAAATCTCGGTATCTTCGTTCACTAGGTCTTCAAACTCTTCTACAAACTGTATTAAAAACTCACTCTTCAAAAGTCTTATCTGACTATACAATAATTGTTGTGCTTCTTCATATTGATAATTACTAATTGAGTCTGCTGTAGGGTGACCAGTATTGTCTTGACCAATGTTAATTTTAGTTGTTGACTCACCAGAGTCTTGAGATATTTCATAATGATGTAATCCATTTGGATTACTATACTTATCAGCGACAAATTGTTCAAACTGTGGTACTGTCATTGGCCATTGATGATATCTATCTGTAATATCATTTACTAATAATATAACCCAATGATAATTTGCATCACCATAATATTTGTGTGCAATATCCTCTGGTTTTTCACCTTCTACTACTTGATAATAATCGAATACTTTTGAATTTGCAGAAGCAGCAGAATGTAATTTTACTCTTTTTAAAATATGAGTAAATAACGCATCATTACCATTACCCTTGATATCATAAACTAATTTAGGAAACTTTGAAAAATAACTCATTAAAATCCTCTACCTACATTGTTTTGTGTAATTATTTCTAGTTCTTTAAATGACAAACTAATTTCAGACTCTACTGGTGGTGTAGAACCTACTAAATTATCTGGTCCTCTACTAGTTGGTGTATGTGCAGAAAATCTACCACCACCATATTTTACCGATAAATTTTGTAATACACAGGTTGAAATTTTATTCAAATATGCGTTTGCACCTTTACCACCTATCCAATGATATTCTATTTCAAATACATCAGGTGTTACAAAAGTTCTAGAAGTACCTACATCACCTTCTAATCTTGGTAACATATGTTTTTTAAAAACTTGTATGATTTCATAAACCATATTTGCTTCTTCAACACTTTTTGGTAAAAATTTAAAACTATAATTAAATTCTCTTTTAGACACACCACTAAAAATCAATTCCATTCTACTAGTAACAACTTTACCTGACCTTGCAAACTCAATTGCTTTCATACCACCAGCAGCACCGTCCATTGCGTTTCTTGTTAATTCAGGTATTACTTCACCTTTTAATTGATTACCAGCTTCATCTACCTTTCTTCCACTTTCGGCATCACCAACTGCAGTAATAGCTTTTGCAAGAACACCTATTTCTTTATCTTCATACGCTGATTGATATTGTACTTCTACTGTCGCCGGCATATATAATGCAATAAGTTGATTAGTTTCTACTGTTGGTGCTCTTTTAAATGTTAATTGTTCACCTTGATTTTGTGTAGAAGGTTTCATTTTACTTCTACCAGTATTACTATTTAAATTAAATGAGGAAGTTGCACCACCACCACCTTGAGATGAAACTGTTTCACCTGTGACACCATTAACAGCATTTTCAGATGCACTTGTTTTAACACCACCTTGTCCATTCTTTTTTAATTCACCTGGTTGTTGTTTTTTTATCTTAAATAATACAAAATGTCCTTGATTAGGTGTACCACCAATGTCTAAAGGATATTGTAATACTGTTTTTTGTGGGTGATTACCTGCAACTGAATCGTTAGGTGAGAATGGGTTTGATAAATTATTTGTAGGTAAAGCCTGTCTACCTTGAAACATTGAACCAAATTTACTACTCAATACGCTTGAGAAAAAGTTGTTTGAAAAGTTCATATAAATATTCCTATGAGTTATACTGGTAGATTTGTTCCTACAAACCCTAAAAAATACAAGGGCAATTATACTACTATTTATTATAGAAGTTTATGGGAACGAAAATTTATGGTCTATTGTGATAAAAACCCAAATATATTACAATGGGGTTCTGAAGAGATTTATATTCCTTATTTTTTACCTACTGATGGTAAGATACACAGATATTTTCCAGATTTTTACATCAAAGTCAAAAGAAAAGATGGTAATATAAAAAAAATGATTGTTGAAATAAAACCAGAAAAATATACTAAACCACCGGTTATGCCCAAGAAAAAAACAAAATCTTATGTAAAAGATGTTTATGAATGGGGTAGAAATGAAGCAAAGTGGAAATCAGCGTTAGAGTATTGTAAAGACCGTGGTATGGACTTTTTAATTCTTACAGAACAACATTTGATGCCCAAGTATAAATAATAGTAATGAGTATTTTTAACGATATACGAGCCAGAAAGTCTGGTGAAGAACCATTTCAATGGTACAGAAATCGTATCAGAGAATTAGGTACACCATCTCAAAGTGAATTGTTAAGAGATGGTAAACTAACTGGTAGAGTAAACTTTGGTAGATTAAATATGTATGTTTATGACCCGAAGTATAAAGATAAATTACCTTATTATGATGTGTTTCCATTAGTGTTACCTATAGGAGGTATACCTGGTGGTTTTTTAGGTATCAACTTTCATTATCTACCTTATGCATTAAGAGCAAGATTATTAGATAGATTAGAAAGAGATGCCAGAGGTCCTGATGATGATATGAGAATAATTACAAGTTATAATAAATTAAAAAATGTAAACATTGTAAAACCTACTTTAAAAAAATACTTAAATAGTAAAGTAAGAAGTAGATTTAGACGAATAGATAGTGAAGATTTTTTGACTGCATTAATGTTACCTGTACAACGATTTAAAAAATCATCTACAAGTAGAGTGTGGTCTGACAGTAGGAAAATAATTTAATGGTATTTTCAATTAATCAATTTAAGAGTTCATTGTATGGTCAAGAACCAGCAATGACTAATCGTTTTGAGATTGCAATCGCATGTCCAAAAATATTCAACAATGAAAATTCAAGATATATTTCATTAAGATGTGAAACTTTTCAATTTCCAGGTAGAACTATTTTGTCTGCACCTGATGATAACATATATGGTCCGGCAAGAGAGATACCACAAAATTTAGTACAGTTTGAAACAGTTACAGGAACTTTCTTTTGTAATGTTGATATGTCAGAAAAGATATTCTTTGAAGAATGGCAAAAAAGAATTTATGATGCAGGTACTTACAATATGGAATACTATAATGATTTTGTTGGTACAATAGAAGTATTTCAATTATCAAAAGGTAGAAGTGCATCTTTACCTGGTAACTTTGTGACATTTAGTGGTGCACAAGAAAAGAAATCAAGTTATGGTTGTAAACTTTTTGAAGTTTACCCAAAAGCAATTAATTCTCAAGATTTAAATGTTGGAAATAGTAATGAGATGCAAAAACTTACTGTTTCATTCGCATACAGATATTGGGAAAGAATAGGTGCTGAACCTTCAGGTAATATTGAAGATTATTTAAAAAGCACACCGAGAGGTAAATATAATTTAGTAAGTCCAAAAGGTATTCTTACGGACATACTAGGAAAGGCAGGGGCGAAACCTTCTGTGATTGCTGGTTCAAGAGCAGCTGCAGATTTAATATTAGATGAATAGGAGAAATTATGGCTTTACCTAAAATTAATACACCAACTTATGAATTGAAGTTGAGAACTATTGAAGAACCTGTTAAGTATAGACCCTTTCTTGTAAAAGAAGAAAAGATATTAATGGTTGCAGCTGAAACTGGTAATGATACAAATGTAATAAACGCAGTTATTGATATTGTAAAGGAATGTACTTTTAATAAAATTGATGTAACAAAACTACCGATTTTTGATGTAGAATATTTGTTTTTAAATATTCGTTCAAAATCAGTAGGTGAATCAGTAAAGGTAAATGTAAAATGTCCTGATGATAATAAAACAATGGTCAGTAAAGAAATAAATTTAAATGATGTAAAAGTACACCTTACTGAAGAACATAAAAATGTGGTAAATGTGAACGATAATATAAAAGTTGTTATGAAATACCCTACACTAAAAGATGTTACAACTGTTGATATGAAAAATTTGAATGAACTTTTTAAAGTCATACCAAATTGTATTGAAAGTGTATATGAAGGTGAAAATATAATTGAAGATTTTACTAAAGATGAAGCAGAAGAGTTTATTAATAGTTTAAACTCACAGCAGTTTGGTAATATACAAAAGTTTTTTGTTACAATGCCTAAACTAAAACACGATGTAAAAGTTAAAAACCCTCATACTCAAGTTGAGTCTGATGTAACATTGGAGGGTCTGCAAAGTTTTTTTTAGTTTCTCTTTCCCATAATAATTTAGAGAATTACTTTAAAACTACTTTTGCAATGATGCAACATCATAAGTATAGTTTAAATGATATTGAAAATATGATGCCATGGGAAAGAGATATTTATGTGAATTTACTACAACAACACATAAAGGAAGAAAATGAACGACTTAAAGAACAACAACGGAAACAAAAATAAAAAGTTTCAACATGGTACTAAATATAGCCAATATGATTTAGACGGAGATGGTGTCATTACTGATAAGGAGCTTGAAATGGACGAAAGAATGATGAGGCTTGAAAATGAAGATAAAAAAGAAGATGCACAAAGAAAGATGGCATGGTTTGCACTTGCTGGTATGTTGTTATACCCGTTTGCAGTGGTGTTTTCTCACTGGATTGGATTAGAAACAGCAGGTAAAATACTTGGTGATATGGCAGCAACATACTTTGTATCAGTTGCAGCTATCGTAGCAGCTTTCTTTGGTAAAGAAGCATATGTAAAAAGTAAACAAAGTAGTATGCAGGTAAAAAAATAAATGTCAGATTTAGCTCAAGTAAATGCAAATTTAAGTGCTCTTAATGAAAAACAAGAAGAAGCCAACAGATTAGCGAAAGATAATACTTCCACTAATAATGAAGGTACTTCTGTTCTTCTTGGTTTAGGTGAATCTATTGCAAGAGGTGAAGAGAAGGCAAGTAATTTTATCGGTGAAAAATTTAAAGGATTAAAAGAAGGCATAAAAGGTCTTATGCCAAGTCAAGAAGAAAAGGGTGAACAGAGAAGAGGTTTTGCAGATTTTCTAAAAGGTCTAGGTGATAAATTTAAAGGACTAGCTGGTGTTATCGGTAAAGGGTTTTCAAAAGGTAAAGATGCTGTAGGTGGTTTCTTTGCACCTTTAGTTACAGCTCTTAAAGGTATTGTTGTTGGTGGTTTTTTATTTTTATTTTTAAAAAAATTACCAGAGTTATTAAATAGTCCACTATTTCTAGAAATACAAAAAACGATTACTGATGTTATTATACCAGCTTTAATCAAGTTATATGAGAACTTTATCAAACCATTTGCAGCATTTATTGGTGAAAAATTAATGGACTTGTTTAGAGATATTAATGATGAATCAAAAAGTGGTATGGATATATTAACAGAAAATGCTGGTATATTATCAGCTGCGATTGGGTTGTTAGCATTAAATATGTTTGGTGTAGGTGGTATTATAAGTGGTGCAAGTTTTGTTATGAAAGGCATGATGGTCACTGCAGGTTTACTGAAAACTGCATTAATTTTTGTAGGTGGTAAATTAATGTTAATTGGTAGTACCTTGATGGCATCTATCATACCCATGGCTGCAGCAGCTTTACCATTTATTGCAATAGGTGCCGCTGTTTTACTTGCATTTGGTGCTGTTGTCACTGCAATTCAAAATATTAGAGCAAGATTTACAGAAGGTCAAACAGTTCTCGAAAGAATAAAAATTATAGCACAAGAAATATTTCTTGCACCAGTTCGATTATTTCAAAATATTTTTGGTTTTATTGCAGAAAAATTAGGGTTTGAAAAGTTTGCAGCTGCAATTAAAGGTTTTAATCCACTTGAATTTTTTAGTAATTTGTTTACTAATATAGGTAACTTTTTAAAAGAAAAATTCTCATTAAATGATAAAACAAAAGAAAGCTTACTAAAAGCATTTAAGTTTATTTCTGATGTAATATTGTTTATACCTAGAAAGATTGCAAGTTTTCTGAAAGGTATTATACCTGATAAACTTAAAAAGTTTTTAGGTTTTGGTGGCGATGAAGCTGGTGAAGATACAGTTACACCACCAGATACAAGTGCACAAGATACTCAAGGTGCATCAGTAATAGAAGACCAAAATGAAAAAAAGAAAAAGAGTTTTTTACAAAAAAGTGTATTTGCAAATATAAAAGATTTTATTTCTGGACCTAAAGCAAAAGATTTTAAATTAGAAAGTGAAACACAAAAAGAATTAAGAGAAAGTTTAAAGGCTCAAAAACAAGAGTTAATGGATGCAGCATATGGTTCTGCAAATCAAGATGAGTTTGCAAAACAAATCAAAGCAGGTACACTCGCCGCGGGTGGTTCACTTGGTGTTGATGCAAGTCAAAGGTCAAAGTTTACTACTGCAGAAGCAGATAGATTATTAGATGCAGGTGTGAATGCTATGGCTATGGAAAATCAAATGTTAAAGAATAAAGTTGCAGGTATGGGTCAAAACAATGTTTCAACAGCTGTTGTCGATAATTCTACACAAAATAATAATACAATGTCAAAACAAATAATAGACCCTGTAACTCAAGATTATAATTTTAGAAGTCTTGCTGCCCATACTTTCTAGTATCAATACCTCTTACCATATAGACTGGAACTTTCTGGCCTTCTACCTCTTCATATCTTACTAATACGACTTCACTTTTCCACATTCTGACAGGACTTACATAAGGTAGTGAAAATTTACTTTTAGGTCTAGGCCAGCGGTTCCATTTAAATTTTTTCATATTGTTGTTATGAAATCAATGAAGGTTAATAATGCAAATAGTATTATGACTAACAAGTATATCCAAAACCAATGACTTCTCATCAACTTGAGTGGCAAATCTTCTAATTTCATTTTAGTTTCCCATTGCTTTCCAAATTACATAAAACACTACCCATAGTGAACATAATGAACCTAAACCTACCAACACCCACATAATCATTTGTTCTCTTTCTTTTTTTGCTCTCAAAATTGCTTCTCTTCTTTTCTTTCTAATGTCTGCCTGAATTCTTAATACTTCATTCCATGCGTTAGGGCCGTGAGATAAGTTAA